GCGAGTTCCTGTTACCTTCACACAACCCGTCGGCAACACACTTGCCACTTCAACTACGAACAGTAGATTTCTGAATAGACAGCCATTTGCCGAGACAGTTAGAAGGTTCGATGCAACAGCATAGGCAGCAGTGAAAGCGATTCGTGAGCGAGGTGAAATCGATACCCCACTATTTGATCCAATCAGATGGACCATATCTTTGTTCCAAACCAGTGTTGCCGCCTGCTCATCTGTCGTAAGTGCCGCCGAGTTGCCCTCCGCGTGGAGAACAACAATGTCGTTCTGGTTTGCTGTAGCAGCCGCTAAAGCCTTAGCCAGCGTCTTAAATGCTGACGCTGGACTCATGCCATTACCGAGCGTGTCAGACCCAGAGTAAGGTTTGACGTGATAGATGTTGCCCACAATTGACGGAAGGCTATCCGCAATTCCACGAGAAAGTTCAGAAATTCCAAACTCTACAGGGTTGCCTTGGATATCCTGTCCGATGAAAATACTACGTGCCATGATTATTCTCCTTCAGTCGAACTTGCCCCAGAGTCTGGAGCTTCCCCAGGCGCCGTCCTTTCGTGTTGCGCCATCATTTGTTGAGCCAACGCAAACTGATGTGCTTTCAGATGCGCAATACAATTAACATACCCCATTGGGTTTGTTTCTTTCAAGTCCAAACCAACTGTGCTGACAAGGTAAGTCTTTACGACCGCAATGTGAACAGCATGATCGTCCACATCAGGATCAGCCATTACAGTCGGAGTGAAACCGCCCATACCGTCTGGTACTGGTTCTGCTTCAGGACGGATAAGATCGTTAATCTCTCGTGCCTGCTTGACACGCTGATTTTCGCCCGGCAGGTCTAGATCTTCGAGAGCAAGGATGTCCTTCAAAAATCTTGCATTAGTGGGGGAGTAGAGTGCCGTATCGATACTTGGATTCCCGAGTTGCATTAACTCCATTAGAGTCTGCCGCTTCTGTACGATCGACACTGGAAACGCTCCACCTCCTTCAGGTTCAACTCCCCCAACTTTACCTTCCATCTCAGCGCGGCGAATCCAGACATTGATGTAATCGTTGCCCTGTCTCTTCGAGTAAGCATGATCTGTGACAACAGTATCAGCATACAACCGAACTGCCCCATCGAGAGTCCGAATCCACCAATCGAGATAAAGTTCCCAAATAATAGTGAGTCGTTGCAATGCCATCTGCTTTGACATTGCGTATTCACCGAGAGTTCTGGACTTCCCTTCCGACGGCCCACCGTGAATTGCAGGGAAATCACCCGATGCAAACTGTGCATCCTGGTCAATCTGTCGAAAGAACAACATGTGTTCCTTCGACATTGTTGACTTAGGTTCCTGTGCAAATGCGTCACTCAATCTTTGACCAGGTTTGGGTGTGCCTGGGTATACCACCGCCGGTTGAGATTCAAACCGACCGTACTCGTCAAAACTAATGACACTAGAATCCGCGTAGACAGCAGGCATCCCATGAGAAATCGTATCCATCGTAAGACTAACTAACTCATTCCTCATATCCTGCAACGGAACAAGCGTCTTACCTAATGGATCAGTAACGATTGTCGGTGATAACCCTCCCTGCCCAATCTCCCACCGATCATCCAAACCCTCATCCAATGCCTCTGCAAACAACCGTTCAGGGCCAATGAATGTTACTTGACAACCCACAGGAAACTTATCCTGTGCCTCTTTACGTAGAGTTTCATCTTTAATTCCAAAGAATGTCCAAGGGCGTAGCCAGGTCTTCTCTACAGTAACCAAGTTCATCTCTGTCTCTTCAGCATCACTAGGATAACTGTAGATTGTTCGAGACATTCGATCGTAAGAATCTGTTGTTTTTGCAGCGTCAATCTTATCCACAAGAGTTTGATAGATACTCTTGACCAACGACTTGTGTTGATCCGTCTTGAGCATCAAATAGCCGCAACCTGCCTGGGTCTTTGGATAGTTGGAAATCTTGACGTGGAGGGGACCAAATGTATCGATTTTAACTCGCGCCTTCGGGGAAGTTGTCTCTCCCTGTTGAATAGGTTGTGAAGTTACTTGAGGAGGAACATCAGCACCACACTGATTGCATGGTTCCAGTTCGTTCGCCTCACGAACGTTCTGGCATTGCGGGCACGTCATTACTTCTTGCGGCACCATCTTAGGTACTGTATATGTGCCGAATTTAGGATCAGTCTCTACATATCGGTATGAGAATACATTGCCCCCATTGAAAAGATAATAAAGCCCTTGGAGGAAAATCATCTTGGCCTTATTATGAATGTAGATAAGGTCAGCGATCTTCGTGTATGTACGCGCCGTCATCCGATCGGATTCATCATCCGCATCGTCAGGTCGATAACGCAGGGGAGGTATGTTTGCCGCAAGCGCCGCAATGATACTTTCACCGTGTGCTTTATAAATGTCGACTACGTAATCGTAGATAGGCCCAAGTTGCGCTTGCTCTTCCTGAGTGAAGACAGATTCAAAACTCACTGAATCTGGCGAGATCCAGGTCTGATCCCGCTCCGACCAGAAAATCATCTGCAGGCCGCGCCAGTACTCTTCGAGTTTCTTCCAGAGACGTACCTGATTGTCTCGAATGTTCTTATCTTCCGAATCAAACCCTTCGACGAGTTGGCGTAATACTCCCTGCAACTCTTCACTGATTTCAACTGGACGACCTAAGGGCATTGTTATTTCTCTTCTAAACGTCGTGCAATCTTAACACAAGATTCACAGAGTTTTAACTCTTTACCAGCAAACTTATGCCACTTAACACGTCGATTCCACGCAGGGCAGTTATCACATTTGACTTTCATATTATTTCTTTCTCTTCTTCAACGCCTTCATGAAAGCACTACGCTTCTTAGGTGGAGTTTTAGAAACAAACTCCTTCGCAACCTCAGGTGATGGACCGATACCGCCGCGTGGTTTCATTCCATGTGCTACACCGGCCATTAAGGCGTACTGTTTAGCCGACTTCGCTGGCATCTTCTGTTAACTCCTTTGCTGACTCTTCCGCGATCTTCTTGAATCTCTCTTCACGTTCAACCAACTCAGGAGGACGGAACTTCTTCTCTAACAGTCCTTTTTGATCCTTCCAAGTTCTCGCTGCTGATACTGTTACGGGTTTGTATCCCAACGGTTTGGTGTCGTCGTGTATGATTCCAACATGCTTGAATATAGTATTTTGCAACTGCAAAATACGCTCATCCTTCTTTTCAATCTGTTCACGCAAGTAGTTGATTTCATCACCCTGACTGTTTTCAAGAATACAGTGCGCCTGTATTTCGGCAACCAACTTATTGACGTCGAAAACGATTCCGAACATGTCGTCTGCTCCTCCTTGGTATGTGACGTGCAACTTTACGCCTAGCCTCTAGACTACTCATCTGCATGTAGAACGAGGTTAGATCATCTGCTTGTTGTGCCTTTGCACAAACTTGTGCTATCTCTTCACGTCTCTTTGATTCCGGCCCTGCAGAATCAAGATAACGCATAGTAGCTTTAAGTAAGTAACGACCACCATCATATGGATCATCACCATCAAACTCTGCAACATCTTCCGGATTGTGTTCTCCAGACTTCTTTGTTGGATCATTGTATACGCAGAGTGGAATGGCACGAATGAACTCTTTACATTCCTCAAAGACTTGCAGAATGGGTATGTTTGGCTCCACCTTCTCTGGGAGGTATTGTCTGACGTACACTTCATAGGCCGCAGTTCCTTTGTTCCGTCGTAACTGCTCCGCATATTCCATAGAGAACTCTTCTTTAGGAAGAGTCTTAATTGTGGGTTTAGACCTCCAACGCAAACACTCTTGCATGAGTGTCTTCCCACCGAGCCGATCATTGTCAGCTTTGCGTGCTACGAGGCCCGAATACTGCCCAAATTGCTCGGAGATAGTAAACTCATCACCACGCTGATGCCATGCACTCGGATCTAGTACAACATCGACAAACCTTTCCTTACCATCCAGCCGTACAAGATTTCCTATGTCAGTAGCCCAGGTGGAGATCTTTGTTTTCTTACAAGCATACTCCCGATATAAATAAATGCGGCGCTCGGGTGAAATGGCAGCAAACCCCGCCCAGAGCAGCGCCGCAAATCCCCAGTCAATCGACAAGACACGTGGCCAAAAGTCAGGAATGTTAAATGCCGGAATGACGTGCTGTGCATTAGGAGGTTCGTCAGAGAAAGGTTGTATACGCCAATCGTCAAACACCTGTCCAGTGAAGGTCCACCAATCCCCATCTAACTTTGCGCGGCGCTCGGCCTCAGGCAACATCTGAAGCCGCACAATATAGTTAGGGTCTATGTGTGGGTTATCTGTCGCCTTCGCGGGAATGTAGATACGAGAGACTACACGATCATCTGAAAACTTAGTTTTGATTATGACATAGCCAAGGGGTGCGGGCTCAACAAAATGGGCGCGTACAAAACCGTGGCCAACGTTTCCAGGGTTAGTACCATTGCGGACGATTGCAGGAAGTCCACTATCGGCTTTAGATCGACAGCGGGAATAGGCGAGATACTTATACTGAAACTCTGTGAAGGAGGTAAGTTCATCGAAGGCAATATAATTGTACTCTGCCGTATCATAGTTTCTTACATCCTTTTCGTGTTCAGCATAACCGAACTGAAGATAAGAGCCGTATGCAGGCCAGTGCCATCTCTTTTTGGATTCGTTGTATTGCGCGCCTGTCTGTGGATAATACTCAGCGGAACGAATGATTAACTCACGTTCTAACTCAGGATAGGTACGACGGAGTATAAGACCTTTGAAGTCGGATGATTTGTAGAACTCTCGAATGATTGGCAAAAGTAACAACGTCTCACTTTTGCCTCCACCAGCGGCGCCGCCATACAGAGCCTCAAAGACAGTATCTGGGATTGAGAGGAAATCCTCTTGTCTTTTAGTCGGCTTCCACTCTTTGACGTTAGTGTTTTGCAACATTATAATGCAACTGCATTATTTCAATTAAATTTGAACCTCCTAGACGTACCTGATCAGAGTGGTACGGACTCCATTATCAAATCGCCTGCACTTCAACTGTTTGAAAGTGCTCTTCTGTCTTCTGTTTGGGAGCGTATATGACAAACGTGACTTGATTGCCATCCAACTTCTCACGAGGTGAGAGTTGTCCCACAACCCCAGCTAGATTCCTCGCCACGACTGACGCATCCTTCGCAGTACAATTACCTAATGTCTCTCCGTTGATGATACCGAGAGAACTCATCAGCTTGTCTAGTGCCAGATCTCGAATCTTCTCCGACGTTGCTGCAACTGCATCACGCACGTCACTGTTGCCCTTACCATTCTTTGCGGCGCGCACAGAACTCTCACTGATATCGAACACCTCAGCGACTTCCTTAACCGGCTCCGTCTTGGCGAGAACGCCCGCCACCACTTTAAGAGGTAAGGGAATGTTCTTCGTGCCAATCTGCTTAGTGACGTGGAGTGGACGAAATGCAACTGCATTTCGAGGTAAGAGATTCAACAGATTGCGTGGACTTTGCAACCGTTTCTCTTTGTCGTCTTTGTCTAGTAACATAACGTTGTCCGTGCGGCCGTGAGTGTCATGCAATTGGGAGATAACACCCTATGCTAGGTGGAATCAACTAAATATACACGACACCCACGACCGCCGCGCTAGGCTTTCCGCTGAACCACTTTGCCTATTCTAAGTTTAGCATAGGCTTGCAGTTTTTGCAAGCGTTATATTGGCTTTGTTTTCAAGCACTTACAAATATACATCGAACGGGTTTCGCTGGCGAACAGACTTTTTAATATATCTTTTTTCTCCATATATCATTATGCAGTTGCATAATGTATGGGACCCGAATATATTCAACCCAAAATATATACAGGAGTTATGAGAGAGGTCAATATCCGCCCTTGGGCGGCGCGTCGGGAGTCCCTGCGCGGTGGGCCGTGGGGGTATCTTTGCGGGGCAAAGCTCTTTGGAGGGTAAAGCTATTTGAGGAGTTTAAGATATTAATACCTTTTCGTCTAAATATATGAGTAGACACAAAAAAGCCCAGTGTACTGAAGGTCTGGTACACTGGGCCTTGTGTTACTTCACCTCTTCGTATGCTACTACGTCCCAGTACTCAAAGAGTCTGCCGACGTAATGCGACGTTACGCGAACCAAAACGCCACGATCGCACAGTTTTTCTAGCAACTGTACTAGTGCTTCGTCTGTTCGCGGGAAGTGCCTTTCGACCTCTTTCGCTTCCATTTGTCTCTTGTCTCCTATTGATATATGATACCATAAAAAAGGGGAGCTAACTACTAGCTCCCCAAAGCTCACAGCAGTTGTGAGATTACTCGACTCCCCACGCGACTTTCACGCGTGCAAGAGCATCCTCGTAAGGAATACTCTTGTGTGCAGCCAATCTCTTGGCTTCTCGTTCGATTTCCTTGTCCGGTCCTTCGATGGCGATTCTCTCTTTGGACCTAATAGAGTTTCGCAGCGTCAGATCGAAGCTGTACGTCAGATGGGACAGCATGATGTTGAT